CATTCGGTAATCGAGCGTTGTTCACTAAGTTTGCTGCCGCATACGATGCTAAATCGCGTATCGAACTCCCAGATAAAATTGATTTTACTTGGGATTCTTTCTATACGAATTACACCCAGGCTCTTGCAGCCAGGGGTACAACTCAAACGCAACAGGTTAAGGAGGCCACAGCATGAGTTTTTTTGATCAACAAGTAAACCTCTCACAGGTAGAGGAAACAAGCGGTGATTTTTCACCAATCCCACCAGGAGAATACACTTTAGAGGCTACTGGAGAGCCTAAAGAGAAAGTGTCTAGTAATAACAATGATATGCTGGAAATAGAGTACACCATTGTTGGGCCTAACTTCAGCGGTCGTAAGATATGGGAAACTTTTGTTAAAGGTCAGCCTGTTGCTTATGGACGGCTCAAGTCTTGGATCGTTGCAACCGGATTTTCTGGTGACCAGGATCTGAATTTGCCTCTAATAAAGAGTGCTATGAATCGTAGATTCCAGGGCAATGTTTATATGGAAGCTGGCAGTAATGGGTTTTCAGATAGACCAAAGATCAAGTCTTTCTTAAAGCCACAAGCAGCTCCGGTTCAACAACCAGTGCAGCAACCCGTGCAACAAGAACAGGCTCAGTTCCAACAGCCTCCTGTTCAACAAGCGCCTGTGCAGCAGCAGCCTATGCAGCAACCTGCACAACAACAGTTTGTTCAACAGCCAGAGCAACAACCTGCTGGAGCGGCGCAATTCAACGCGCAGTGGTCGAAGTAGTAGTTGTTTTCAGGATTGGCTCAAAAGAATTTCGGCAGAGTTTTTTTGATGCCAATCAGGATGTGATCGATGATTTTATCGGTCGCATCCAGCCTGAAAACATTGTGAAAATAATCGAGAAAAGCCATGGATTACAAAAGGAAAATGCAAGCAGTATCGAAGATTATCGACCAACCTAATCTAAGCCTCTGGGCGATTGATTACTGGCACGATGTGTATGTGAAGCTTGCTAAGGCAGAGATAAATGAAGCTAAGAGAGTACCAAGAACAGTCCATTGAGGGCATTAAGCATTGGTTCGGAACACAAACCTCTCCACCATTGCTCGTATTACCAACTGGATCAGGCAAGACTGTAGTCTTTGCTACGCTGATTCAAAACTTATATCGGATAAACCCCAACAAAAGATTTCTGATTCTTGCTCATAGACAAGAACTGATTAGTCAGGCCAGAGACAAACTATTAAGCGTCTGGCCATGCGCTCCATACAGTATTATGGCTGCGGGATTAAAAGAATTCGATGCAACCGCGCCTATTGTTATTGCTAGTAGGGATACATTGGCCTCAAAGAAACGACTACATGCATGCGAACCATTTGATTTGATTGTGGTTGATGAGGCCCACCATGTAGGCCCAGATAAAAACAGCCGGTATCGAAAGATACTTAGCCACCTCGAGGAGATTGGTGATCCATATGTCATGGGCGTAACGGCCACTCCTTATAGGATGGGTCAGGGTCTTATTTATGGCATGGATGATGAGTACTATTTTGGTGGTGTTGCTCACCAGGTCACCATCCCAGAACTTATTAAGCAGGATTATCTGTGCAGACTATCGGCCTTTGCTGTAGCAGACAGTGCAATCATTGACGCATCTTCTGCTCGATTAAAGTTTAAAGGTGGTGACTATCGAGAGTCAGATCTCGAAGTGATTGCTATGGAAGATCACACCATAGTGCAGATTATTGATGACTGGATCGACAAAGCCTTTAGTAAAGGAAGGACCAGTTCAGTTTTCTTTTGCGTCACAGTCGCTCATGCATACAAGATGCGTATGTATCTAAAGAAGAGTGGCATTAAGGCCGCTGCCATTACAGCAGAGACTCCAACCAAAGAAAGAGTACAGATACTCGAGGATTTTGAGTCAGGAGAGATCAATGCTTTGTGTAATGTGGCCGTACTTACTGAAGGATGGGACGCTCCGCGCACAGATTGTATCGCTATATTGCGCCCTACTAAATCTTTGGGGCTGTATGTGCAGATATGTGGCCGTGGCATGAGAACCTGGGGAGACAAGCAAGACTGTCTACTTCTGGATTACGGCGAGAACATGAAGCGCCATGGCTGTATCGATCGAGCCAAGCCAAAGAATAATAGAGATGAAACTGATGATAAGGTTTGGATCTGTGACTCCTGCCTGGGTGTGAACGACTGGGATGAAAAGATTTGTTTTGAGTGTGGAGAGCCCAAGCCTAAGCCTGAGATCAAGGTCGAAGAAGAGCCCGAACAAACCGAAGGTGATGGCTTTGTAGAGAAAGATGTTGCCGCAGCTAATGAGGCTGCTGAAGGTTATGTTCTGTCAGATGAAATGCAAGAAGCTGATACCAAGGAACAAGTCAAAGTGGTGAGTAATATCTCTGCTGAGTTTTCCGTTTCAGCCAACGGCAATCCATACTGCAAGGTTAAGTTTGTGACATATGAAACCTACTACCCGTACAGTATGTCTCTTATGATTGGCATGTCTGGCAAAGCGGGGCTTGCTGCCGAAAGAAAATGGAAAACATTAAGCCATGGATTGCCATGTCCTAATGCCATAGAAGATGCAGTCGAAGGAATCAACAATGGTGCTTTTGATTTGATTAAAGAAATCGTAGTTAGAAAAGAGGGGAAATACTGGAATGTTGTCAACGCAAATTTTTGACCAGATAGATGAAAAGATTGTTGAGTTAGAGACTCGATACCGTAACCACCTGGGCATGAGTGGTATAGGCGATGACGATGAAAGAAAGCTGTGGATGGGGTTCAGACACTGCCTTAATTCCAGTTTCGAGGGCCGTATGTTGAGATTATTTAACCTAGGGCACCGTATAGAAGAGCAAGTTGTGGAGGATATTAAGCGCACCAAGGTGATATCTGTAGCTGCTGAAGACCAGAATGGCAATCAGTTTAGCGCGTCACTTCTTGGTGGGCACTTCGCAGGATCGTGTGATGGGTTATTGAGAGGGGTGTTTCCAGAGCCTGATGAAGAGAAGATTGTTCTGTTGGAGATAAAAAGTGCCAACGATAAGCGCTTTAAGCAGCTCCAGAAAGAGAGAGATTACGGGGGTTGGAGTGAAACTTATCGTTGGCAAATCCATTGCTACATGGGTGCGCTCAGTCTAACACACGCTTTAGTGGTAGTGGTAAATAAAAACACTAGCGAGATATATTCTGAGATTATTGAGTTCGATCCTGAGATCTGGGAGAAGGCTCAAGAAAAAGCCAGGAGGATCATATGCAGCGACACACCCCCTCCACCCTCGAGGTCCGAAAGTGATTGGCGTATGAAGAATGAAAGCTCTGTGTACCAGGACGTTTATTTCAAAAGACGCTTACCACAATCTGTCAATTGCCGCAATTGTAAAAATTCAAAACCTGTTGTAGAAAGTCATGGAGCTACATGGTATTGCTCGAGAAGCAAAAGAGCTTTGACTTTTGAAGAGCAGCATGCTGGGTGTGATGACCATTTGTGGATACCAGCTTTGGTTAATGCTGACCACTTGCCTGATGAAAGCACTGAGGATGAGATTGCTTATCGAGTTGGTATCAAGAAGATCTTCAATGTGATCTCTAGTAAGAGAGGCGAGTATCGCTATAGTAGTTGTGAGATGCGAGAGTTATCTAAGGCTAGCTTTGATCTGGAGATGATTGAGAATATGGAGCCTATTAGAAATGAATTTGATGGAACGTATGTCGAAGTTAAGGATGAAACGACCATTCCGTTTTAAGCTATCTTTGCGGGTATTACTTCTGCTCTTGGGTTTTTTACTATTACTATTACCGTTCCAGGGTACAGGGCTTCCACTAGTTTTTTCTTTAATCTAAAGACCTGGGTGAGCACTCCCTTGGTATCCTCTACCACTGTCTCACCATTTACTTTGTATCGAAAGTCAGCAATGTACTTGCATATCTTTTGTCCTTCTACCCAGCATTCATAAGGGGTTTGTACTTCTAGATCAGTGATTTCTCCACTGTTCTCTAATGCCTTGAGGATCTTATATCGAGCGCCTTCTAGTTTGGAATCAAACACAATGCCATCGTACTCAACCTTGATCGCTTTGTATTTGGACTTTCTTTTAAACGTCAACGCACACCCATCAGTTTGTTTATTTCAACTTGCCTTAGCACATCATCAGACTGTCGATTGAATAAAGACTTTCGAGTTGGAAGTTTGATGGGTTCAGGAGGCTCAAACAAACTAGAATCAGAAGTTGCCGTCATCGATGGGATTTGATTGGGCACTGTGTCTGGGAATCTTTGTGCATACATTTGAGATGCTTGAGCGGTAATCATAGACATATCAATAGGATTAGCAGCTTTCATTGCCGTTTCCTGTTGAGCTTGTACGATCGTTTCTTTTGATGGGAAGAACGGAACAAACTGTCCTCTCATTACCTTCTCATACTTAGGTGTCTTAGCTCGCCTCAATGGTTTGGCTATCTCAGAATCACTTAACCCAAGAGCTCGAGCGTCTTCAATGGCCATCGACAGATCTCTTAGTGCTTTGAATCTTTGTTCGTTACTAAGAACATATGCTTTGGTCATGTCCTCTGCGCTCTTAGGGCTACGACTTCGAGCAACAGTGTTAAATATTCTAGCTGCCTGTCGAACATTGTCAGAAGCCTCAACACCTCGATAGTACAAAGTGTTTTCTATTTGTGGCTTTAATACTTTTAACCCGCTCAAAGATTCAGCTAGCGTACCCGCTGTATTTAATTTCTCTCCTCTTCTATTCCTTGTGCTAGATGGATCCATTCCAACCGCAAGTCCGATTGCTTTAGGGAAGTCTTTGAAGTTGAAGTCAATGTATTCAACGATAGGAATACCAGTTCCAGAAAGAATAGTATCTGTGCTTGCTGCAAATTCTCCAGGTGATACACCAGGTGTTAATGCTTCAGCAACATGAGCAAATCTTTTTGCAAATTTAAGATTGAACGGATCTGCTTCATTAACAATTGGTCTATCGAATTGAGTTCTATTTCTCATGATGTCGAAAGTTTTCTCAGCCACCATGGCCTCACCAAAGAATGGTGAAAAGAATTCGCCAGTAGATTCAGTAAGCGCATTAAGCGTAATCTCTCCGAGCTCTTGCTCTGAAGTAACGCCATTGTTTATTGCATTCCATAAGCCAGTGATTGGTCGCTTTAAGTAATCATATGGATTGGTGTATGAGAAGTTATAAAGCTCAGTAATGTTTCCATCTTTATCTGAACCAACAGGAATCAATACACTGTTGCGATCCCAAGGAGCTGCAAAGGAACGCTTGTATGCATTAACTTGCTCATTATCTACACCAGTAAGCGCAAGTCCTGCACCATAAAGCCCTCCATTGAGTCCGGTTGTTACAGTGCTAAGACCCACTAGTCTTCGCATGCCTACCGATCGAACCGCTGCCGATTCACTTGCAAGTTCTTTAACCGCTCTGCCTAGTATGTTTGATCCAGTACGCAAAATCTCAGCAGGAAACGCAATAAAGTTTCCGACTACAGGTATGCGCCTAATGTTTTGAACTAATAATGGTACGCGAGAATAGTTAGGAACTGTGTCCTTAACAATAGCGGCCGCTTCTCTTTTCAA